CCTTTTAGCCAGAAGTCACGATCAGTAAGGAGTTTCCTCCATGCAGTCGCGAAGTCTGAACCTGTTAGGACCTCGATAACAAGGATTTGGAAGTCAACAGGAAACCGGTCGGTTGCCGCGGAAAGATCGAAGCTCGAAAGCTCTCCTTCCATAGCGGTTGCCTCACGGACCCTGTCAGCTGCCAATCCTTGATCCCAAGTCCCGTCCATAGGTAACTTTCTCAACTCCTTCATCAGGAAGTTGTGGAAAGGCCTAAGTACGGTTTGGGAGAAGTAGTCACCTAACGCAAATACGCGAACTTTCCCGAGAGGTTCCTCCTTCAAGGCTAACCGTCCTAGGACGGGTCGCCCCTCCGGAAGAAACTCAAGGTACCGGCTCGCGTGAGCGAAGGTGGTCTCTACTACCGAGGATAGACGCTCTACGGTGGTCAACACAGAGCCAAGCCCCGAAAGGCTGGCGATGCGTTGGAATGACTCCCATAAGGAGCTCCGCCGTAGCTCATAGGCATCCCAGTGCGCACTCAGTGTCGCGTGGCCATTCGGCCCCGACCTATTCGATACTTCGAAAGGTTTAGGGACCTCCTGGTCAGCGCGAAACCGTGCCACTCGCAGGTTACGAAGGGCTCTCATCACCTCAGGACGCAACACACCAACCGGCTCGTGAGAGCCTGGCTGGGTGATCGTACTGAAAGATGCTATGCCCTTGTAACGGATAGACCTAGCGTACCCTAAGAGCACTAAGGCTAAACGAATGTATGACGGTTGCCCATCTAGAATCCCTCGGGCGATTGCCCTTGGTATTATAGCTGGGAGTCCTTTCCAAGTTCGAACTGTAGGGGACTTAGTCCCTTTATTAGCCAGAACGAGGAGGGTCAACCGTTGACACTCCTTTAAGTACACCCCCAGTCCCTTCCAACCTCGGTTGCGCTGCAGTTTCCAGCAGCGGCCGAAGAAGGTTAGGATTGTGTGGGTGGGCCCTGGTAAGCCTAGTAAGAGAATGAGGAACGAGTAAACTCGTTCCCAGGATCTTCCGAAGCTTCTCGAGATAGCCGTACTAGTAATTCGAGGACTGTTCATTGTTTAGATGAATAGCTTCGGTTACGTACGAATATCCGAGCGTCTGAGCGGAGGCGAGAGATTTCTCATCTATGCACGCGATCCGGTTTCGACACTGGGACCGGTGTTCGGACAGATCACGACAGAGGAGCGAACTCAAACCCGCACCTTCCTCCAAACTACTTCCCGTGGGAAATAGTATTGGCGAAAGCCGATACGGGCCCCTGCGGTGACCGGCACAGCTGGTTAAGCTGTGC